ATATGCACTGCTAGGTAAACAAAAATACATTTCATAATGTGCCATTATTTGTGACTCCTTTTACCTGCGTTATAATTTCTTAATACCTCTGCTGCACTCAATTCATCATGATATATACAAACATCATCAATATCTCCATCAAATGTATCTGCAGCATCATATGCACCTATATACCTATAATCAAAAGGTTGAGCTATAGCTACAGTATCTTGGGATGCTCCGTCTACATACATAGTAACGTCATCGCTAGCATCTCTTACTATACCCATATGAATCCATTCATTAACATTCCAAGAACCAGAAGATAACGAAATATTGAATACAGAGCCATTTGCACTTATTCTAATTTGAGAACTAGTTTTGAATCTAATATAGTCTGCCCCGCTTCCTATAAATCTATTATCACCAACATGGGATGGTTTTACCCATAAAGTAATACTAAAAGCACTTGTAGATGCTCTTGTTGTTTCTTCTACTAAATCTACATAACCATCAGAAGCGCCAGTATAAGTTAAATTAAGTGAATTAGTATCCCTTTGCTTATTCATTGGAAATCCTTGGATATCTTTAGAAGAATCTGTTCCTGCTGAAAGCATCATAATTTCATTATTAGTAACACTTGGAGTGACTTCTGTATTGCTAGCTCCCGCTTTTAATTCTGGCCAAACAGAAAGACCATTGTTTCTCCAGTAATAAGTTAAATCACTATAACTTAAATTGGTATATGAAGAAGAATCTGTTAAGTCGAACACAACTCCATCATTAAAAATTTCTACCACCTGTGCTGCTGTTAGCTCGGCACCCCAGAAGCTAATTTCATCTATAATTCCATTAAAATTATCAGAACCTCCACTAGATTTACCTCCAATTGCATCTATATCAATACCAGAAAATGCATCGTCGTCTTGTGTTGATATAAACTCACCATTCATATACAAGCTATACCCTGCATTATCATTAAATACGATTACTATATGGTATAAACTTCCAAGAACCATTTCAGGAACAGTCCATGCTAAAGTTACAGCATTAGCATCATCTTCCATCTGTATTACAGTAGAACTATAAGCAACTATTCTACTCTGTGCAATATTAGTGCCAAGTATCATACCATTATTAAATTCAAATGGATTAATCCAAAAAGAAATAGTTTTTCCATCATTTATATTGGCCATATTAGTTTCAGCTGTTGTCCCAAAATCACAAGTTGTAGAAGTATCTCCAAATACTAATTTTTGATTATAGGATTGTAATGCTGTTTGAGGTATATCTAGTTGTTGGTCTGCTCTTGACCAGCCTGAAGACACACCTACTTCTTTTATACTAAAATCATCTATAAAAGCAAAATGTGTTGCTGTTCCAGTAAATTTCATATTTATCATCATAGTGGTTGCAGATGCAATAAATTCAACATAAGCCATAGCAAAATCTTCATCTGGTGTTATAGCAGTCCCATCTGTTCCATCTTCTCCTCGTATACTGTCATCAGCAAACATTTGAAATGCACTTATAGTTTGACTTCCTCCTGCTCTCATAAATACTTGTGCACGATAAGTTTTTCCTACTACGTAATCTGTTTTATTATAAGTTATGTATCCAGTAGTTTCTCCAGAAGCAAGTGTACATTTTGCACTTTTTGAACCACTATTTTTAATTGTACCTTCTGTTACCATTGTTACTTGCTGGCTTCCATCTACACTTTCATCTGTAAAAGTATCATCATTTGTAGCATGTAAAGTCGGGAATGTTTCCATGTCACCATTTACTGCTACTTCAGAACCAGTAAATACAGTAATCCCATGATGTTTGTCATTTACAGCTTTAACAGATACATCATCTAATACAAAAGAACCATCAGCTACATTACATGCAAATTGTATGCTGGGTTGACTATCTAATGCTACAACATAAGCTGTAAAAGAAACTGCATCTCCTCCTGAAATCAATCCTCCACTTTCCCCGCTATAAAGAGTATCTTGACTAGAACCAGTGCTAGTAGAATTAATTATTTTTATAGTGCCATTAGAACTACCAGTCAATAATTGCATTGTACCTGAAACTTTATATGTTACACCTGCATAAGCTCCTATATTTTGATAAGGACCAGCATCAGCATTAGCTAAAGAAGTAACTTTAAGGCTACCAGAACCAGAGATGATATTTTGTTTAGATGTATGCAATAAAGTGCATTGTTTTGCTGACCATCCAGATATTCCTGATTCAAAATCTGTATTAGTTAGCATTTCACTACTTAGTCCTAGATTAGCTCCATCCATTATCCTGTAATATTGAGAGTTATAAGACACTTGCCCACTATTTCCGTCTTGCATGGGATACCAAAGTTTTAGATTAGATTCTGTAAGTGAAGTACCACTATTATTCAATACTAAAGATTCAGGGTTTAGATAGTCAAATTCTATATCAGATGCACTCCACTCTACATTCCATACTTGAGCATCGGACATCATTCCGTCTAAAGAAACCGCATAGATTCCGCTACTTTCATATGAACCACCCCATCCAGTAAACCACATTTCAGTGCTTGAAAAAGAACCAGAAGAGTCAATAGATGCTGCCCCATCTGCAATAGTTCCAATTAAAGCACCATTAGAGTAAGCAGAAAGGCTTGTTCCATTTGAAGTTATTACTAATCTATGCCAAGTATTTTCTTGAAGTTTTCCAAATCTATATGTATCATTTCCTAAATCTTCTGCTCTAAATTCAAGATATTGTACACTACTATCTAAATTTAAAACTAGATGAGGTCTTGTAGCTTGGTCTTTTCCAATTACAAAACAATCTTGTTGGCCATTTAAATATATCCATACAGCCATAGTCCATGATTCACCATCTGAAAATTTATTAACTCCTTCGATTCCTGTTCCTGCAACAGGAACAGTACCACCACCAGTTGTAGCAAACCTATCACTAACACCATCAAATTGTAATGCTCTACCTGAATATATCTTTCCATGATTATTGTTGCCAGAAGTATCTACTGCTCTGTATTTAGTTGGTTTTACTATTTTTTGTAATGAACCTGCCATTATGCTGTCAAAGCTCCTGTTAATGAACCTTTAGAATCTGCAACACTTGTACCTGTGCCTTCATCTAATGCCCACCAATTAATTAAATTATCTGTTTCACTTGTTGTTAAATCTGCATATTGTTTCCACATAATTGATTTTATTTCTGGTTGAGTAAGTAATTCATTCCAAACTCCCATATTACATACATAACCTTCTAGGTCATTATTGTAAGCAGAACCAGTGTATATAGCCCCCATATATGTTCCAGCAGCTCCTGGTACCCCATAACTATTGCTTGTAGAACTAGTTGAAGATACCCCATTAATATATATAGTTAGCCCAGTAGTTGCAGTATCGCTGTCACAAACAGCTGCAATATGATTCCATTGCTTATGTACCCATGAACTTGCAGCAGACTTTCTTTTAATAGTATTAGTTCCTACAAATCTAGCGTCAACTAATTCATTAATTGTTCCTAATGTAATAGAGTTCCCAGAGCCATCTTTAGCTGCAAGGAATACTCCATCTTCACCAGTCGGTGTTTTAGCCCAACACATAAATGTCATTTTAGTTCCAAATGTGAGATTTGAAGCAGAAATATAACTATCGCTACCATCAAAATATGCAGCACCATCACTAACTAGCTGTACTGCTCCTGCGGGATACATATGTTTTGTAACCAGATTATCTGTAACGATACCTGGGGCTACGAGTCCTGATTTCCCTAAGCTTGCTCCTAATCCTAGTGACATATTAGCCTAAATATGCTATAACTGAACCGCCAGCTAGAGTAAAAGCAGTCCATTGACCATATATAGTCATTCCTGCTGAAAAAATATTACTTGTATCAATAGCATCTCCATTGCCACCAGAAGTCCCTATATAATTAGAATCTATAGGAGTTAAAGTTGTAAAGGTTGCATCTGAAACTACTTGTATTGCTACTATAGTTTTGCCTGAAATTACTGATGTGCTATCTTCGAATAAACATCCACCTTGTCCTAACGACAAATTGCTTGCTTTTTGCACAGAATATCTTGACTTTATTCTAGGAAAGTTTCCTACTTTTGCCATAATTACCTCTCTTGTTTGTTATTGTGCCTTACCGCCCAGAGGGGTTGACATGGGCACATATATTATAAATTCTAGCCTAATTTAATACTTCTGTAAATATTATCCTAATTGGATTTTTTCTTCCTTTTTTGGTAATCTTCCCAACTTTCATCATAATTTTCTTCTTTCCCATAGTCCAATTTAGATTCAACCATTTCTTTTAAAGAGTCAAATCCTTGCTTTTTAGTTGTTTTTTCAATAATAGGCCCATAAATATCGTCATATATTTGCATCATTTTAGGAATATATCTTTGAAGAATATCATCTTTTAATTTATCTACATCTTCTATTCCTTGTGTTGTTTTAAGTTCATTTAATTCTCTATTAAAGTCTCTATGTAACTCCCCAATTAAATATGTAAACTTTTTTGTTTGCTTTAAAGTACCCATGCCAATATCTACAGGATAAACATTGAGTCCTATCCATCTTGCAGCTGCTTGACCACTTGTTAGTTTTGTATCATATATATTTGTTTGTTTAAATCCAGCAGTTTCAAGAGTTTTATCTAAAGCTCCATTTTCATTTAACATTCCAGGCAAAAGTAAATTTCTTGTAAACTGAGCAACTGATAAAGCCCTATCTGTAGGAGTATCTAAAGCATCATATATTTCCATATATCCTCCACCAGCTGTAGGAATTATTCCAAACTTTATAGCCATATACATACTTGGACCTGGCATTAATCCAAAATTATTAGAAATTCCACCGCCTACTTCTTGCAAGCTCCCGACTATATCATCACTATCACCTAAAGCAAGACTAATTAATGAACGGCCTACTTCTTGCCAACTACCCCAAGGTAAATTATATGTTAAATCCATAACTTGAGGCCTGCCTTCAGAGTCAAACATCGGAAGCACAATTGCATTCTCTCTCATTCTTTCACCCATTGCAACTTGCATTAAATCCCACGTATCTTCATTAAAATTTTCATTTTGTAGTTGAAGTGAATATTTAGAAAATTCAAACTGACTATATAAAATAGGAAGCCCAATAATAGCTGTTGACCTCATAGGGTTTTCTCGTATAGATTGAATGGTTCTTGGAAGTATTTTTCGAGAATAAGTAATAAAAGGCATTCCTATAACAGGATGCTGTCTTATTGCAGCCATTGTTGGACTTATTAAGCTATAATCTATAACTACGTCCTGAGCAGTTCTTACTGACTCTTTTACACCTTTTCCTTGATTTCTTAAATGCTTATAATACATAAATTTATAAAAATTATCAATTGCTCCATAAAAATCTGTTACATTTTTTGCTTTTTTGCCTGAAAATTCTTTGGTAGCATCCCAAATAGCATTTAAATAAGAATCCCCTTTTTTAGTTGTTTCAGTTAAATTTTTTGTATATTTTTCTAAGAATTGAAAATATTCTGTAGTCATAGTTCCTTTAAACAATCCATTCTCTAAAGCTTCCATATATGATTTATCTTTACTTTTCATACTTTTTATAATAGAAGGACTAGATTTTATCTGCTGAGTTAAAGACATATTAGCTTGATTTAATTGAAAAGAGGTAGAAACCATATTTCTTGATACAGTAGGCAAATTAAATGGAACTTTAGCAGCTTTAAATGTATTAGTAAAATTAATATATCCATTTACTAGTCTATCTTTAGTAATCCAAGGAGTTCCAGCGGTATCTCTTTTTTTCATCCAATCTGCACCCCATTGCTCTCCTCTTGTAACTCGTAAATTTTCTGCAATACCTTTATCTACTAAAACACCATTTAAATTTCCATATCCCTGACCTTCAATTTTTACAAAATCTGGGGATGTAAATTGAGGAGGAGGACCTGCATCTAAAATATTTTGCTGGTCTTTAGTTAACTTATCACCTCTTTTTTCTTTAGCAACTATAGTATTATATTCTTGTAATAATACTTCCGCTTCTGAAACCTTTTTTTTATGAGCATCTAAAGCTTTTTGTAAATTATTAGCATGTTGTTGAGTCTCTTTGGGTACAGGCTGCTTATTAGATTTTTTCTTACTAATTACAGCATTAACATTCGCCAACTCTGTTTCTAAAGCTATCTCACCATATTTTTTACCACCCACTTCAATAATGCTTTCTTTTTTGGCCCATTTAGGATTTTCTAGTATTTGATTGAGAAATTCAACAGTTAGTAAATCATTTTTTTCTCTTATAATAGATTCATATATAGTAGTTTCTAAAGAAACCCTTTCTCCTAATTCTAGTTTTCTACTTTCTGACACTCCAGCTCTATGATTATTATAATCTTGCCTGATTTTAGGAACTCCTGTTTGAGTTGGTGATTTTCCAACCCAATGAGCTTCATATATATTAGCTAAATATTCTCCTTTATGTTTAGAATATGCTTCTTTAGATATTAAACCTTTATTAACAAGTTCTTTGCCATAATTATCTAGACGATGCCTAACTATTTTTCCTACTTTTTGCAATTTAACATCTTTAATATTGCTTATATCAGTTTTACCTTCTAAGTAATCCATTAATATATTTTTGTCTTTTTGTTCGTATCTTGAAACTACATCTATTAAATTTGAGACTTCATGTTTTATTTTCATTCCATCGCCAATAAATTTATTTCTTAAATCTAAAAACTTACTATATTCTGGAGTTTTTCTTTGTTGGCGTGGAGCAGCAAAAGATTCAACTAACTTACCATCTCGGTCTCGAAATACAAGAACTTTATTTGCCATTTCGTTTAATAGACCATATTCGGAAAAGTTTTTGTTTTTTTCATTAAAATAAGAGTTGTAAATAATCCCTAAATTTTCATCCCCTTGTTTAATTTTATTTTTTATATAATTTGTAAATTCTGATATCTCTCTTTTAGCGAGCCCAAACCCGCCATGAAGTTCTGTAGTTTTTCCTTTAGGTTCTAATTTTTTAAGTTCTCTTTTAAGAAGTTCTATTTCTTTCAGCTTTTCTGTTATTGTTTCTTTTTTAGACGTAATTTCTCGTGGCTCTAGAAACTCTTTTTGTTCTTTAAGGGCATTCTTTATTTCAGTAATTTCGTATTCTAATTTTCCTTGTTTACGTATTATCTTCTTTCTTTCTTCTACAGTCTTTTTATTAAATTCTATTTTCTTTTTTATATTTCTTTCTTTAATCTTAGATACATATAATTCCTGTTTGTCAGATTTTGTAAGGTCCTTTTTTCTATTAATCTTTGTAATCTTTTCATCTAAAATACTTTTTTGTTCTTCAAGAGGCTTTTGAGACTCTTTTAGCTTTTTAGGGGTTTTGGTTTTAATAGGAACTTTAGGAGTTATTTTAGGAGTTATTTTAGGAGTTATTTTAGGTTCTACTTTAGGTTTTTTTAAGTCTTTAACCCCTTCTAAAGCATTAATTAGATTTTGCGCTATTCCAGGAGCATTAGGGTTAGTATTTAAAACATCTACAAAAGGTTGTAATTCTTTAGGAGGCTTTGTTCCAGTACGATAATAATGATATGCAGCCATTAAATTGTTTCCAGCAGTTTGGACTTTAACAGGAGCTTCTTTAAAGCCTTTTTTTATCTTAGCACCTGTTTTTACTCCGCCATATCCACCCATTATAGTAAATAAAGGGCCCATAGGGTCTTCATATAAAGCCGCCCTTCCTTTTGCTTGCTGTTCTTCTGTAGAAAAAGGAGATATTGCTAAAGAAACATTTACAGCCGTATGAGCAAAATACTTTAATACTTCTCCTGTTAGTTCGCCAGTCGAATTTAACGCTGTATTTATAGGGTCATCAGAAGCTTGCACATCTCTCCATACATGGTCCGCCATTTCAAGAGGTATAAAAGGTAAATTTAATATAGTTGCAAGCGCATTTGCCGTAACCCCCTTATAAGTATCAACAATATCTTCTGGCTGCTCATACATAGCTTCAGGGTCACTTCCTAAAGCTCTATGTACAATAGCTTTTAAATAAACTGATAAAGGATAAGCTTTGCCAGCAGGTGTCCCCATTTTTTGAGATTCATTTAAATAACCTTCTTTTTCTAGTGTCTCTGTTACCCCTGCTCCAGGATTATTTTCATCATAAGGTTTTCCTGTAATTAAAGGAAATGCTTTATGAAGAGGATTCATTGCTTCAGAGCTGGGGTCTAATAAGTCACTCATTCTAGATACTTCTTTTACGACTGGGTTAAGATTCCCTTTTTCATCTACTGTCATTTTTACATCAAGAGATTCCTTTTCATTGTCTACATATCCACCATACTTAGATATAACATTTTTCATACTATCAATAGAAACATCTTTGCCTAAAGAACTTGAAATTTGTTTTCTTAGCTCTTCATCCATATCATTTACATCATTAGTTTTATAATATTTTTTTAATTTTTCTTTAGTATCTATTCTTACAGATTCAAGTTTATCCGTAAAATCATCAATTCTAAAGTCTTCTATTTTAGTTTCAGAAGATTTTTTAACAGGCTTAGGAGTTAAATCTACAATGTCAATAGGGGGCGGAGAATACTGTTTTTCAGAAGCTTTTTTAAAATCTATATCTTCTATAGTATCTTGCTCTAAAATACTATTATTGCCGCTTTTTACGGATTCTAAAGCATTTGTCATTAAAGTGTCTGGATTAGTATTAATTAAATCGTAAGATTGCTCTGCTTCTGTAGAGGCGTTAACCTCTTTGTCTTTTAATATATTTTCAAAAGCACTAAAAGGATTAACCTTTATAGGGACTTCTGGAGGTTCAGGTTTTACATACGATGTATCTGGAGGAGATTGAGTTGGAGTTTCCTCATTAAGAATATCTTTAAAAGCATCAAAAGGATTGGCCATTTTTATTGTCCTAATTGATTATCAAATCCACTAATCATAGTAGTAATAAATCCAGTATTACCTAAAATTTCGTTATTTAAAACAACAAGTTGTCCATTTTTTTTAATATAACCTTCAGGGTCTTGTAAAAACTGAGTTCTAGATTGATTTATTAATTTTAAAGCTAACTCTGTATTTTCTCCACGACTTTTTTTACTAGAAAAATATTCTGGCAAATTTTTAATTAAATCATTAACTAAATTATCTAGCCCATCGTCTCCTGAATAGAATTTAAATGAATCTCTTTCTAAATAAGGAGAGCCTACCAGAAAATTGTCTATAAATATTTCTTCTTGCAATCTATAAAGTTCCTGTTTGTCACCTTTAGATGCATTTTTTTCTAAAGTTGCTTTTATAATATTCCCATTATTATCAGTATAATTTTGTATTATACTTTTATAAGATTTAGTATTATTAGTTCTATTACCTCTGGCAATATTAGACTTTTTTTTGTCATCTAATTTCATAGAAGCTCTTTTTACATCTTCATTTTTATTTTGAAGATATCTATTTTCAGCATCTTCATTTAATGTCCCTTGGCTAATCTTAGTATATAAACCTGTTTTGGTATCATATACATTTACATTTCTATCTAAACCTTTAGAATATTCATCTTTAATATTTTTATGTAATGCTTGAGTCCATACTGTAGAATTATTAACTCTATCGAGATTTGCTTGATATTCCTCTTCGGACATATTGTTTTTATTCTGCTCTATTAATGCTATAGTTTGATTTTTCCATGTATCTGATTTTTGTCTAAATTGTTCGTCATCTTTTAAAACTGTAGTTTTTCCTATTACAACAGCTTCTCCTGTATTTCTAGCATTTATAGCTTCTTCTTCTGAGCCATAAAATGTTTCCCCAGATTCATTTCTCCATGTCCACTTAAGACTTGGCTGTGGGTCTTCTTTCGAGTCTGATTTATAAGTTGACACCTTGCCAATATTTGCGTTAGGATTTTTTTGCGTAAAATCATCAAGTTCGTTTTCTCGAATATATCCTGTTTTTCCGTCTATATCATATTTATATAAATCTCCAGAATCTACTTTTTTAGCTACAGCTGGTTTAAATGCTTGACGTGCTTTAGATTTATTAGATAAATAAGTGTCTAATACTCCTAACACGCCCTGTATGTCTTGTTCTCTTTTAACTAACTGTCTTATATCATCACTTATCGCCATTTAAACTCCTATACTTCTGACATATATTCTTCGCCCAATAAATCGTACTGGTCGGACAAATCTTGCCATAAATTTCTTCCAGATTGCTCCATTTGTCTTCTTTTTCCAGCTAAATCAAATGATAAAGCTTGCTTTTGAGCTCTTGTAGACTCTTTTATATCTTCAGATTTACTGGAAGTTAAATCTCTTATAGTAGATATTTTTTTATTTATAGTGGAAGACTCAAGACCTGTCCTTGCGCTAACATCAGCAAAGTCTTCAATCTGACCTACAGTGCTAGCCAAGAAAGAATCTAATGCATTTTTTTCATTCTTATCTATTATATCGGTTTGATATTCACTTAATGCATCAAAATAGTTTCCAACTCCAGCCATTTTATTTCCAACATCTTTTTGTTGCCCTTTAACTAGCTTTTTTTGCTTATCAATTTTCTTATTGTGAGCTCTAATCTGCTTGTTTTGCTGGTCTCGTTTAGATTTACTGCCTAATAAACCTGCAATACCGCCTATTATAAAACCTGCTGGCCCTAATAAAGCATTTTTACCTAAAGAGGCAAGGCCTGCAGCCCCTGAAAGGCCTCCTAATAAACCTGAAGATAAATCACTAGTATTAGCCATTAATATAAGTCCTCTAATTTCGTACCATTAAATGGAATTGCATTCTCATAAAACTTTTCTATCCAATTTATATTATTTTGTGCTTTTGCTTTTTCATCATCGTTCGTACTGTTATCTACTATTTTTTGAGATTTATCTTTACTAGCTATAATTTCATCTATCGTAGGCATTGTCCCTAAATCTATAGGATTATTATTTGTTTCATCGTTTATTTGTCTGTTTATTTGAACTTCATCTGAACTAGGAAAGCCCTTAATGGGAGATAAATTTCCTGAATTATTTTGCATTTCTACTTTATTATCCTGCATGACAGTATCTAAATCTTGGGATTTTGCTGCATCATTAGTAAAGTCTTCTAGGTTTGATATTACGTCTTTTTCTGAATCTCCCCCTAAACTTTCAATTCTATCAGATTCTTGCACCTCTGGAATAATAACATTGGAATCGTATTTTTTTTCTATATATGTTTTTTGCAGTTCTGGAGAAGTTGTTATCCATTTAACGAGACCACCTTGAAACCCACCTTCTTTTGCATCATTATACCCCGACACCTCATTAGACAAAGTATTCATAATCTTCAACTTTGTTTGAAATGTTTTTTCGATAGTATCTACAGCAAGATTAGTTTCTGCTTGGCTTTTTTGCACCCTATTAAAAACTTTTGCCATTGTTCTCTTAACGCCTGCAAATTTCGTATCAGGATATAATGCGGTTAAAGCTTTTGCAGATATTTTGATTGATGACATAGTTTTACCTCTTAATAAATAACGTAATTTAGTGAATATTTTTCTTTATTCATAGTTTAAAAATTTGTCCCAAAAAATATAGAATCAGAATCAGAAAATTGTAAATTTAAATAGGGTCTTCTAGAACTACTTCCATAGTCAGCAAAAAACAATCCACAGTAATTACTCGCATCTACAGATGCTTGTGGAGTTGCTGCCCTTAAATCATACGGAAAATCCATTAAACAAATTTGCACATTGTCGTTATTTTTTATATCACTTAATGCATCGCTTGTTAATGTAAAATCATTATAACCAGATGTAGTCCAAGAACTAAGTTTTGGAGCATATGTAGTAACGTCACCTGCGTGATTTCCGCCTAAATTGTCCCATCCTTCTATAGCATCAAAGTCAGCGGTAGAAATAGATGTCCCATGAGTCGCTTTTACAGCAATCACTTCAGCATTTCCACTAGTAGCACCAAAGATTCTTAATAATCCTGATTCAGGTAATGTCGTTACTGAGGAAGTGTCTATATATATAAATACTCTTATACAATTATATACTGTGCCTCCACCCCTGCCAGAAGCTGCAGTAGCCCTTATTGCATATCCATTGTGTGTAGAACTGCTATTAGAGCTTGTACCTGTAGTATTATCTCTTACATCGGACCAACTAGCAGTAGAAGACGAACGAGATACATATCCATCTCCAGCAGCTGTACCATATAAATCTACAGTTGGCATTAAGCTATTACTTTCGGCATATAATAAGTGGTATCATTAAAATAATAATTGGCTTCTGGAGTAACAGGTATCTGTTCATGCGATATAGAATCAAATGAATAAGTGTTTACCTCAGATGAGTGCTCATTCCAGTATGTAATTTTACCACCTGATTTAATTCTATTTAATGCAAATGTTTTAAAACTATCTAGACTATCATCTCCAAATGTATCTAGAAAGATACCATCATATGTACCTGTAAGGCTTAAATCGGCCCAATCTCCCTCAATTATTGTTACATTAGACTTACCACTAGCCCATGCATTTAACTTCTCTAAAATCTGTGGATGTAGCTCTATTATTGTATGACTATTTACTCCTTGCGATTGTATATAATCAGCACATATTCCCATTCCGAATCCTATTTCAAGCACATCTCCTTTATTATGACAGATATATTCAGCACACTTCTCCATAATAGGAGCCTCCCAATCCATCATTACTTCTATAGCTACAGAAGTATCAAATATTTGATTATCACTAAATTCTAATATATTATCTTTGAATGACATTAGAAATTTTGGGATATAGTTGCAAAACATGTTTCATTATCAGCATCCCAATAAAAAGAAATTATATCAGCTTTATCTGCAGTTGTGGTTAAAGTAGGGGCAGAACCTCCCGCCCATCTAACTTCGCCATCTGTTCCATTTGCAAAAGCTGCATTTACAGCCTTAGTAGCCCCATCGGATTGATAGACTACCCAACCTGTGCTTGCTACAGTTCTAGTACCAGTATTATCTTGAGATAAAACTAATAAAAAATTACCAGAAGTAGCTGGAAATATAAGGTTTATAAATTCACTTGAACCACTAATATTATTGGTCAATTCTAATTCATATTTGTTCCCACGTCTAAAATCAATATCAGTTGAATCATTTCCATCCCCTATTATATTTGATGTGCTAAATGTTGCTACGAATTTGTCAAATCCTACAGCGCAATCATCAAATTCAACATGTCCATCTGCATTTATAGTCAAATGTGCATTTGAGGCAGAGTCATCAAGAGTAGATATAGTGGTAGCTCCCTGCGAATTTACATTTATTTGAAAATAATCTCCTGTATCAGATGAATGCATTATCTTGAATATAGTATTGTTTAAATCAAACTGCATCAAAGTGGTTCCATTAGCATCTAAATTTATAATCTTTCCGAAAGAATCTAATGTAATCTGCCCAGCTACATCTAGTAATAAATTTCCGCTAGAAACATCAATTTCATTTTCAGCAAGAGTCATATAAGAATTAGCTCCAAGATTGGCTGAGGCTCCTTTTATATCAAGAGTTCCTGCAATTTCTAAATTACCACTTGTATCTAACTCAAACAAACTTGGGTCTGCTAAATTAGCACCCGTATTTATTTTAAATCTTCCGTCGTTCTCTGCAAATGTTAATGTGGTATTTGTGTTAGTGGCCGTTGCAGGTTCTGAAATTGTCATTGAACCCGATGATTTTGTACTAACAACAGAGCCTGTAGGGATTCCAGTACCTGAAACAAGCATGCCTACAACAGCACTAGAATCGGCTGTTCCACTCCCATCAAATGTTATAGTTGTATTTCCTGAAGTAGTATCACATGTTGCATCTGTAAATGTAGTAGCTCCATGCTTGTCATATCCTGCTACCCATTTTACATTGACATTGTCGGCAAATTTTACAATTGAATCTGCATGTTTTGCCATTAATAGTAATTGACTTGTCTGGCCACTGTTAAAATTGCTGGCAGCATTAGCCCATAATCCACCACTAGATGCATATACAGCTTTAGTTGAAGAGTCGTAATGCAAATCTCCTTCTGCTACATCTATAGACGGACTACTTTCCGATTCGGTTTTATCAAACCTTACTCTTCTTGTTTTTATCTCAACGTCGTTTCCATCATTTACATTAGAAAATGATATGACATTGTCTTTGTCTATAGAAACTCTAGCATCACCAAGCTGCACGCTTTCGAATTTAGCTTTATATTTACCACTAGTAAGATTTTTATGTGCATCATTCCATTTTTCCGCACCTCTTACTTTATCTGGATTTAAATTTCTAATTTCATTATTGTCTAAGTCTAATACCTTTTTAACTTTAACTTCATCAACAACAAGTTTTTTGTTGCTTTTAGATACCTTTTGAAGCTCCATCTTAGATACGTGCCAGTTTCCCGCAGAAAATGCGAAAATGGCTAATCCATAGCCAGGAATATGTCTAAGCTCTATATTGCCTTCTACTCCCTCTTCCTTTGAAGGGAATCCCTTTTTTATTTGAGAGGTATCTGATTTAAGGTGCGATAACCTATCTATCTTTCTATTTGACATTCTTTGCCCTATATACTATCCCCATATCATTGATAGAGAAATCATACGGGACTGAAACAGCGGAAGTTCCATCGGCAACAATCCTAAACCCTATAGTATATATATTGTTTGAAGATATAGAGAATACTTGTCTTTGATAATTATCATAATCAGTCAATGTTCCCGCATCTGTCCAATCTGATGTCCCTGAATCATTAGTAATTTCATACTGAAGCTCTAAAGTTCCACCAGAGCCTTTGTGAGATATCGCAATGCTATGTATTTTTTTCCGTACATTAGGGCTTCCAAAGTCTAAATGCTTTGTTTCTAAATGAACGCCTTGAGGACTAGTGGAAAGAATTACAGTTCCCTCTCTATCTATTTCTGCACTTTTTGCTGGAATAAAAAACTTATCAGCATCTCTTTTGAATACTTTATAGGTTCCATCGTGAGCATTATCAGCATTATTATCGTTTATATCTACATATAATCCATCTAGAAATCCATGGGACCCATTTGTATCAACGTTTGCAGCTTCTCCATCATATAACGCATCTAGACCATTTGTATCTATATTCCTAGAACCAACATCGGCACTAATAGCTGAATGAGTAACAGTATTGTCTGTTAAAGTATTGTCAAATGTATTGGTATAGGTCAAAGATAGGCTTGAAGCAAAATCTTGATTAATCCATATACACTTATTATTAACGTCGTCATACATAAAGTTTGAGTAGTTTCTTTCTAAGTCAAGTATGCTTTGCCCTTTAGTTATTGATTTTGTTTTTAGGTCAAATAAATAAACATCTTGGTAGTATGCGCTCTGCTTATATCCATTAACTACTCCTACTTGCTCTTGTTCTGGAACATAGAAACAAGCCAGCTTATTCGAGTGACCATCTACAAATGTAGTCCAGTCAGATGATGATATTTTAGCTGTTAGATTAGCAGGTTCTCCTTCTCCAGTATATATATACATTCCATTATCATTTGCAAAAACAACCCCTAGATTTGATTTGCATACAGCATTATGACCTTTAATACCCATATGTTTAAAACTAGCTTCTAAATACTCAGTACTACCAGAAACATTTATAACATTTAATACTTTATTCTTAAATTCTAACAATCTATCATTAAAGGCTTGAAGAGCTACTATTTCATCCCCATCATTTTCTGTTACTACTATAAAATTATCTTCAGGGAATAAATCCATTCTTCCTGGCAATGATTTTAATATTCTATCACCATGTACTACTCCATTTTGTAGAACATTACCTATATACATGTAATTATCGTTAAATGCATACGCTTTAAACTTAGCATTATTATAGTCAATATTTTTATCAGAATATAAGGCTACAGAATCATATAATTCAACAGCAGGAGGTGTTTCTACGGGAATGTCATTTATAGATGAAAAGTCAACCAAAGAGGAAGATTTTACGCCCTCACTTATGTTATACTGAAATTCGTAATCAAGAATCTTAGAAACTGTAATAGCTTCATCTGCAGTAGATGCATCATCTATTGTATCCCCTGGGTCATAAACAGTAAGTGTATCATTAGTAGAACCATTGTCAGTTATTATTTCTTTGACTGTAAAGTCTCTAGAAAAAGTATCATCAGAAAATTGTTTCGTTGTTGTTTTTACTCTAACTTTATCATTTGCAACTGGAGTATAAGCAGAAAATGTTCCAAAATTAATATCTCCATCATTACTAATAATATCTCCATCACCACTAGCGCCAGTTCCTAATCTTCCATCTGTGACTGGAATAACTAAATCTTTAGATACATATGTCCCTGGATTTACACCTTGATACTGGTTATATTCTGATTCTCCAGAGACTTTAAATCCTTTATTTAAATCTAATTCTCCTAATAAAACTTGAGGAGATTCTCCAAACTCACCCTCTTCTAGCATTTTAGTGTAATATATATTTGCTTTTGATATACGCTTACTTCCTGCGGTTGCATGATTCCAACCACCATTAATAGACGCTTCTTTTATTGAAAAGTTTATATATGCAGTCTCTTCGTTGAATGTTATTTCATTGGTATCTGTTGCACTTGTAATATTGTAATCATTAGCAGGCATTTTAAATTCAAATAATTTTGACTCTTGGTTGTCGTCATATACCCAGCTATAAAAAAACTTATATTTTCCATTCCACTCACCAGACGACTTTTTTCCATACCTAATATTACTTATTGCGTATGGCAAGTTTTTAATAGGTTTGTTTCCTGACCCATCTGCTGTTTTTCTTAATACTACAAATCTATTTTTACTATCAACAGCATCACTAATAGTTAAAGCTACATCAGCATTTGTCATTTGATGAGTAAGTAAGTCTCCATCATTATGTCCAACTGATACTCTTAATGTATTACCGCTTGTATCAACTTCAGTAATAGTTGCAAATTCATATTTATTTTCATTATCTGAAGAGCTTATATCTAATATTGAGCTAGCATTATCATATGCATTATCATGTAAAAAGAACATAATTAAATCACCTACTTGAAAATGATTATTTAAAGCACTTCCTGTTATGGTAGTAGAATCATCATTTTGTTTAATTCCTGAAATTACACCATTAGTTCCATCATAATGATTAGTATAATGAGCCATTCCCCCATCACTACTACTGCTTTCTGCAGAAATATCCATTACAAAATTATCTAAACAATAAGAATCCTCTTCATTCCATTCTAATTTAACTATATGAACATTTTTTGTTATTAACCCTAGTATTACATCATTTGTAAACTCTCTATATCTATTAATTGCATCACCTGCAGAGCCTTTAAATCTAAGAGTTGGAACATTTAAAGCTAAATTATCATCACTAGATGCATCTCCAATTGCTGGCAAATTAAGTATATCTCCAAAAGTTCCAAAACTTTGATATTTTGGATATAAATATAGTACAAAGTCTTTTACATTTTTTGCATCAAAAGAACCAATAACTTTATCAAATCTATTTGCATCTACAGAGTATGTTCCCCAGCCTTCTGTCAAATCTTCTTTATTAAATTCAAACTTAATTGCTGCAACAGTAGAATCATCAAAATCTCCATCGAATGTTTCGTCAAATTCAGCTCCAAGACTTGCGGGGTAATCCCCTAGATTTCCAATCCATACAGACATTGCAAAATTATCAGTCCTTAAATTTGCTAAAGCATCTGGATGTATAAATAAGTCAAATGATATAGAACTAGAACCTGATGATGATAAGTCTATAGCTTTATCAAATGCTTCAGAAGGGTTGCTTGTTCCATCTGTACCACTATGATATTGGAAAATAAATTTAGCTTGATTTATAGAGCGACCTGCTAACCCCATTACTGCATTTCTTTCTGTCCCATCTTGATTTAAAGGAACTGGATAGTCAGGATAACTAACATCAAAAGCTTGCCTAGATATAGGAAAATTAAAGTTAAAGTTTTGCTTGTTGCTTTTTCCCGCATACCATCCATCTGAATCTTCACATGATTCCCATGTTGTAATCTGGTCGTTCGGTTTTCTTTTATTAACTTTCATGTTAATAAAGCCATCAGCTAGCTGTGTAGAATTTAATGGATGATTATCTTCGTATATATAGCCATCAGTAGGAGCTTTAATATCCATGTGTGTAGCATGCCATTTAGTATAAACACTTTCATCATTAAAGTATTTTCTTGATATATATCCAATCCATTTACTCTCACAAGGCTTTCTTGCGGCTGACAGGGCATCGTTTTGTGTTTTAAAGTTAGTATCTACAACTCTAAGTGCGCCGTCTACTGCATACATTATAGGTTTAATTTCAACTGTAGCACTACTATCGTCGTCTAATAATATTAAGGGTTCTAAAGTATTGGCATCTGTAGTAGATTCTTTCATTACTTGATGCCATGCTTTTGTAGTATAATTAAACTGGTCTATAGACTCATCATATGAATTATATAAAAATATACTACTATCATTTATTGTATCATTTGTCCAATTATCAGAGCTTCCCCATGAAACGGCAAATCGTTTTAAAGATATCTCCGTTATTTCTGCAGTAGCCCCCATAGTCCCATCTGTAGTTGCAAACAAGAGACCAAGGATTTGCACTGCACTACCTGCTTTAATTGTTTTATAAACAACATCTTCCCCATCAATAGACGATATGTCGCTTTGATTAATAGTTGCGCATGGCTGAAAACTTCCAAACAAGACATCAAAGCTTTTACCTGCTGAAAGATTAGCGCTTGCATCAAATGTTATCTTTAAAGTATATAAGCCTCCAGCTTCCAGCTCACTAGATGTAGCCATACTAGATGAGGGCTGATATATATAATGCGGATTTCCACTAACAAGACCAGTATTGGCAGTTAATACTAAATCGTTTCCCGTTATTCCCCATGCATTTGTCCCAGAAGTTCCTCCTAAAGTCCAATTGGCTGTAGAAGTGAAACTTGGATTGTTTAATATTTCCGTACCCTCTGTTGATGTTATATCAATTCCTGTACTAGCACTTGTACCATCTATAGATGTTGATTTCTTTAAGCTAACTGTAGCTTGTTGAGAAAAAGCAGTATGTAAACTAGTTGTTGAATTTCCTGGTTTTATAACATAGCAAGTTATTGTTTTATTTCCTGCTACTGCAGAATTATTAACACTAATAACTTTTAAAACAAAAAAAGTATCATCAGTGTCCCAATCTCCACCAGAGTCCGTATTGTTACTTAAATAATAAGTATTATTTAAACCGCTTACATCTTGACTTTCACCTGTTCTTAAAACAACCCATTGAGCTGCTTTATCCCAAGATACGAATGCAGCACCATACCCTTCTTCTAACTTATAATTATTATCACCGAGTTGAGGAACAAATGTAGAGCCATCATATTTATGCCTTTTACTTCTATCCATCATTTTTATAATACCTGGTGTATCAAAGGAAAAGCCAAGGGTGTTGGCAAAGTCTGTATCGGGAATATCTCTTTTATCTATACGGGTATTTAGCCCTCCAGAAAAATCTTTAAGGTCATAAATACTTTTGGGCATAATTAGCTACCTTGCTGTTGTGGGTTTTGTGATGGGAATATAGTTTCTATAGCGCTTCTATATAATACTTTTATATGTTCTATATCTTGCGCTAAGGACTGTTTTTTACTTAATAATACTTGAGCTCTTGATAACTCTGAAGATGCTGTAGCAATAGTAGCATTAACCATTTCTATATCTTCATCTAATAGCCAGTATTGTGCGCTTTCCGCTGTATTGCTATCTCCAGCCATATCAGAGCCATCAATTAAATTTTGTGCCTTTGTAGTTGCATCATTATATTCTACTGTAACATCAGACATTAACCTTGAACAACATTTTAGTGCAGCTCCATATACTAAAGCTGCATCCCAATCTACAGGGAATACATTGTCGCCCATAGATTCATTGTAATCAATACTTGGAAATGCTACTGTAGTAAATTTGAATGCATTAGGGTCTGCTCCTGGGGCTGGATATACATAAATCTTATTTTCTTTTCTTAAAAATACAGGTTCTTGTTTAGTTGGATAAAACATGCTATTTAAATCTTGAACTTTACGCTCATATGACATGGGGACTTCTTTGCATATTACATATTGACCATCTACACCATTTTCTCTTTCTACCTGCAAAAGTTTAATCCCAGTTGTAGCTAAAGTAATTCCATTGCTTGTTTTATCAGCTGACAATACTGACAGAGCCCACAATTCATTGACTGGAGCTAAATTAATTATATCTTTCGCAGAATCAGTTAAGCAATCAGTTAGTAATTGCGCATCTGCTCCTGCGCTTGGAGTCCCTATTAAATCTTCTATTCTTGCTTGGTAAGTTGCCATTATAATACAAAGTCCTGTAATGGTAGAGGTAATATATCCTGCATAGCCTCTTTAGCTCTTGATGTTCTTAAGTAATCTGCCTCTAATCCTGCAGCTAATGCTCTATGCCCAGCTCCTACTTGCAATGCACCTGAAAGCTCTAAGCATTGACCTACTGTATGATGTATAGCTGCTGGTATTAACGAGTCTGGAAGGTCTATCATGCTTGTTATATTATTTTTAACTTCTGGGGTAGAATAGTAATAAACTTTAACAGTCCCCGAAACATCTTTAGTAAAATATATTTTTTGAGTATCTTCAACCCATCTGCCTGATATTGTATCTGCCCCCATTGCTGAAGCAGCTGTTGAATCGCTTGTTACTGTAACGGTAAATGTATCTAAGTCACTCACAGTGACTGCAAACCTTTTACCATTTACAAATTCATCATAAAATACTTGATTTAAAGCTACAGAACTACTTCCATCTGCTATTACTTCTGATAAAATTACATAATCTCCGCTTGTAAGATGATGCCTTGAAGTAGAATTTATAGTTAAAGTATTAACACTTACGCTGGCCGTGCCAAAAACAGAAGTATCGTCTATAGTATCTCTTGAAACATCAGTCTTTAAGAAGTATCCTACATTTGTAACATTGCTATCATCATCACTTATCATTGCAGACTCAGGGACAAATGGAACTACCTTTTTATTGTTCGATGAATTAGAGTCAGAATCTACTAATTCTACTTTATATACCTGCCCGCTATAATCTGCATTAGTAAATACAAAATTATCCCCTCCTGCCGTAAATGACTGCATATTCACCTTGCGAACAACTCTATGTGCAATATCTTTCACAGCTGAATCAAAAAACTGACCTTTTAATTTTTCACTAATAGGAAATTTCACTAAACCCTGAGAGTCTAATGATACCTGTATTAGTTCGTATGCTTCTTGATATCTCATTAGTAACTTATTTTATAAATCTTTTTGCCTTTTTTTTTCGCTTTTTTTACTTTCTTAGCTTTCATAGCCATTTTCTTCATAATTTTACTTGCCATAATTTACACCTTTTTATATGATATAAGGGAGGAATTTCTTCCCCCCTTATATTATTAACTAACTATTAAGTAAGTTTTAGGATAGCGTGTGTCTGTTCGTTACGAACTTCACATCCAACTTCCATTAACCACTCATCAGTTCTACCATCTCTACCATCATTAACGATATCGCTTCTAAGCTGCATATCTCTTGATGCTAAAGGTCGTAGGTCTACATTTGCCATATCAACTGCAAGAGCTAGATTTTCATACTCGCCTCTTAACATTGGGTGAGCTACGAAGTTTAATACTCCTACAGGTCCTTGATATTTTGTAACCTGTAAACCAGCAGTTGCATTTGAAGCGCCTGAGTCAATATTAAGAGTCGCTCCATTAGATGCTACAGGAGTACCACCTACTCCAATACCTTGCCTACCAAGAGCTGTAATAAATCTCAACCACTTATTAGAGCAAAGAACTGTTTTCTCCAAAGAACCTTCCATGGTATCAGAGAATACATATTCTACAGCTGCATCCATTTCATCTAGTCCGGCACCATCAAAATCAAGCTGAAGATTACCATCGCCTCTACCATCAAGTGACTTAACAAATCCAGCTCCAGCAGATTGACCTAGTCCAAATCCAGCCATTGTTCGCTTAGGATTTTCAGAAGATGCATCTAAACTAATATCACCATTAGTAAGCATAGCAAATTCAATATCAGACTTAATTTTAGCAAGTTTTCTTGCTTGTAATCTAGCTAACTCTGAACCACCATAATGCTTTGCAGCCATCGCAGTATTAGTAATTGTGTAAGGCTCTCTAAAGATTTGAGTACAATTCTTCAATCGTCTTACTTTTTTTCTGGTTTCCGTTCCAATTGCAGCACCCTCAGCATATTGACCAGCACCACCTTCAACCATAAAGTAGTCAGCATCAGCAAAATTTATTTCGCCAAAACCATTACTTCCACTATGAATGTTGTATCCATAATATGAAGTTGCAGTAGCATTGTCATAAAATAAACCAGCAGTAGCTACATATGTAAGGTCTAAAGTAGTATCTACATTAAATCCTATAACATCTGTACCACCTGCTATAGCTTCTGTATTATATGCATTTAATGAAGCATGCTTGTGCGCAGGCAAAAACTGAGCTTGCGTATGAGCTGCATTTGTAATATTACAATCTTCACCGATTGCAATACATATTAAGTGAGTTACGTCAGCAGCTAAAGCCCCAGTACCAGTTAAAGTTGCTTTGTATATACCACCAACTTCTAGTGCTTCATGTTGACCTTGTCTAAAGTTTACAACTACATTTTCACCATTAACACCACTTGTAGCGGTATCTGATAAAACTGCAGTATTAGAGTTTGCCCCTGCTGTTCCTCCAGCAAAGTCTACTCTAATTGATTTTTGCATCATGTATTCGTCTTCCATCCACTCAAAAATTGGCACAGGAGTCACTGCCGTTGACATACGACCCATTAGTGTCAATAAAGGAGTTACGGAAGGATTATAATAGTGGATTTTAGAACCGAGTTCCAGTACCTGACGTTGCGAACCATCAGTAAACTGTAACGCTGTTCCTGCTCCATATGTTGTTGTTGACATTTCTGTCTCCTTTCCTTAAGGTTATTTTTTATTGTCTACTAAATTGCATAATACCATTAAAGAAATCTTCCTTTTCCTTGTCAGCTGTTTTTTTAACTGGAGGAGTTGAACCTGTAGTAGCAGCAGCTGTAGTCCTTTTTTCTACAATAGGCTGTTCTACATTAGTTTCTTTATTAGTCTCTGCTCTGTTGCCTTTAAGGAAGCGATATACCTGTACTAGTGTTTCATTGGTTAGGTTTTGTTCAGAAGAAATAAAGTTTTTATAATCTACTATTTCTTCATCACTCATACCCATAGATTGCAATTCAGCAAGTTCTTTCATCTGAGATTCTTTTAAAGCTATTTCTTGTTTGAAGTTATTAACTTCTTCAACAGCTTGCTTCCTTCCTTGAGTTATAAGCCACTCATCATGTTTTGTTCTCCATGCATTTGACTCTGTCCCATCTATACTTTCATCTAGGATGTCATAGCTTTCTGGCTTTTGTGGTGGTCCGTCAACTTGCTTTTGTTCTTCATTTAAAGCATCCTTCATTGCAGATACTACATTAGGATTTTCTTTTAATAAAGAATCTAGCTTTTCTAGTCGCTCTAGGTCTTCAGCTTTTTTATTAATCTCCACTTTATCTTTATCTATTTTGCTTTGCAGTTCACGATATGACTTAGCAAGATTTGCTCTTCCTTCATCTGTATCTTCGAACTTATTTTCTATTAACCAACTTTTACTATCTACTATCTTTTCCTCTTCGGCTTCAACGTTTGATTCTTCTAACTGAACTTCCTCTTTCGCAGAATCTTCTACGACAGGTTCTTCTGAAGAGCCTTTTGCTTCATTGAAGTCTTGTAAAACATCAACTAAATTAAGGTTATCTTCGTTAGTTTCTTCTACTTGTTGGGTTTGGTCGTCTGACATTTCGATGCTCCTTTTCTTTCAGTTACCCTATTCCTATATCAGGAACAGAGGCTGGTTGTTCTGAGTTAACCGCTTTTTCAGCACTAGCTAAATTTGTTTCAACTTGTTTTGTTTTTGCACGTTGTCGCTCTGACTCCACCTTAGCTTGAGCTTTTATATTAGACTGCGCCTGTATTACAGGTTTAGTAGCCTCTGATATTTCTGCTCTCATCTTAGTGTGGAACAATTCACGTTCTCGTGTTTGTAAGTCACCATCCTTAGCTTTTAATTCTTCTTCTAGAGCCTGAACTCTTTGTGATAATTGTGATATTTCACTCATTCTTTGTAATAAGCCTTGTTTATCTATATCAGTTTTCATATTCATTATTACTTGAGTTTTATCTATAATCCCAGCTCCTAGTAATTGTAAATCTTTTTGTAGTTCTGCTTCTGCAGACTTAGCTCTTGTAGAGCCTATTACAACCCTAATATCTACTGTATTAGATGTCATATCATATAATTTTACGATATCTCCATATCTATCAACTACTGATTGGTTGACTGATACTTCTTGCATTCCACCATACTCGTCAGTCATTCGTAACACTCTCTCTTGATTGTAAACATGAGGAATCCAATCTACAACCACTTTACCAGCATTTGTTAACATATCATAAATAGGCAATATCTTCCAATTTTGTTTTCTTGAAACCGCATCTTCTATAATTCTAGCCTCTCCTACTGTTCCTGGAGATGCGCCACCATATCCTTGCATATACTTATAAGCACCAAATACTTGCTCAATATCTAGCTCGTATCTAGCTTTTTCTTGGAATAGTTGAGAGGAAACAGCAGGTGGGGCAAATTCTCTTATCTTACCTTCTCTTAATGCTCCTGGGTTTGCCCTTATAACTGCATTTGGTATATTCCATTTTTGCAGCTCTTTAGGGTCAATAGCTCCATCCTCTACTACTAATTTAAAATTTGTTGTTGAACTTGTGTGCGATATTAATAATGCCTCAGTTCTATTTAGCATCCTTTGAGGGCTTTTAGCATGTCTTACATCTCCTGAAGGAAATGGTGTGCCTACATATTCATTACATGCTGGTACTATAGGATAATTAGATATAGGTAGTATCTCATCGTAATATACTACATCTCCTATAACACACGTTTCTCTAACCTTTGTTTCATATACTATTTTTTCTATTATCGCATTCTTTTTAATTAATTCATCGTATCTTGGGTCTTCTGTAAAATTTTTATAATCTTCTTTTCCAAATATTTGTTGTTTCCCTGAAGCTGCTTCAGTTAACATTGCCATAGGAATACTTACTTTTGAAAATCTTACAAATTTTCTAACTTTAGGTTGAGCATCTTCCGTCTCATCTCCTCTGGTAAATATTGCATCTCTATCGTACTTCCCTGTCGTTATTTCATTTCTATAATAATCTTCTCTAGCTTCTTCTATTTCATCAGCAAAATCAGGGAATGATATTTTTAAGGATTCTTTTGTATGCAAGTCTGAATATATAATACTTGTTGCATCAGAAAAATCAGACATAGAAGAGTTCGGGTCTACAAATATAGATTCAGGATTAATTCTTTTAACCTTTAAAGCTCCTAGTCCTCTCTCAGAATGATAATCAGGATATATATGAAGATAACTTATTCCTTTAACTATAAAATCTTTACATGCCGAACGAAATTGAGAATCACCATTTGAGTTGTACCATATATTATCCATTAACTGGTTATATATAGATGCAAACTTTCCATCCATATCCCCGACAGGCTCAATGTCCCATTCAGGCTTGCCCGATGCAATATTTGAAAGAACTTGCTCTACAGCAGGCCTAATTTTATTATTTGATTCGGGGGGTTGTCCTACACTTATTAAATAATCTTTTTGAGCTTCAGATAATTGTTTTCCTAGAAAGAACTCTTCATCTTCTGCCATTTGATTTCGATACTCACTTGATTCGCTTTCATATATAGTATATTCGTCACGAATATCGCTAGCATCAATTTCTGGTATTTCTAAATCTTTTAAATTTAACATAAAACCTCGTTCATAAAATAAATACTTTTAATACACATTTCAAAGTATTATAATTAATTATATATTAATTCCCCAGTTTCCCAGTCTGCTCCTATAGACATTTCAGGATATTGCCACTCTCCACCCTCTGATAACTCTAAGTTGGGAGCGTAAATATCATCAGTCGCCCATCGTAATGCATCTAGGGTATCTTTAGTTGACGTTGCGTGTTCTTTAAAACCCAGCAACTCTTGTTGCAAATCATAGTGCTCATTTTTAAGGAACACTGATTTAGATGCAAACATGGGCTGCATAGATTTAATTCTATAGAATTTTTTCTGAATTGCTTTTTTTCTATTAATATGCAAGTATTTTCCAGTCTTCTTGGATGTTTTTTCCATATAGTCAGCTAACATAACATGTCCTGTTTCTTCTATATTTACATATTTAGGGTTGTACATTTCGCACAATTCGAATATTTTTTCTGCTCCATCCATTGGGGAAACTTGGCCACGAAAGTAGTCTATAACATAAACGTTAAATTCCGCATCAACTCCTACCACCATTATTACAGTGTAGTTAGCTTTAATGTTTTCCGAAGATGCTGGGTCAACTCCCATAAAAATATTAACAGGTACTTTAAGACTGTCGCTACCATTTTTAACATTAATATAATCAATATCACCTTCACGAGTATAATAACCATCATAATATTGTATGTCGTCTTTTTTAAATACTCTAAAAGAGTCGTCCATGGGTACATTTTGATATTCCTGGAAAAAGTATCCAATGTCTCCTTTAGCTCTTGCTTCCTCTCTTCGTTCCACAAGCCATGAATAAGGTCTACGCTCTTTCCATAAAACGCTTGGATTTTTGTCTTTATCATTTATTTCCTTTCCTGATGCAATAAACTCATGCGGTTTAGTGTTTTGCAGGATAGATTGATAAAATAAGCCTTTCCAGCCTTTTATTATTTTTTTACCATCTTTATTATAGGCTTTAGAACCAGCTACAGTATTAAGGTACGCTTCTTCATCTACTATTGTTCCAATAAATACAATTTTTCCGTCATCTGAACCTGGAACAACTGAAGTATCAATCCATCTTCTAAATTTATCACGCTGCATAGGAGTCGCTGCATTGCCATCACCCTCACCATCGTCTATAATGGTAAGCGTTGGTCTATATGCGCCATATTTAAGTCCCCTAACTTTTTGTCCAGTACCACGAACCATTATTTTACATGTTGCAGCCGCACTTCCATCGGGGTTATACTCTGTTATTATTTCTTTTTCTTCTTTTCCCCATACATCTCCCATTCTATTGCCAAAGAAGTAGTGTAGTTTTTCGTTATACTCTATTTCATCTCCAAGGGTCTGTAATAAATATTTAGACTGCATTTCTGATTCTGATATCAGGAGAACAAACCTTTCTTCTCCGAATAATATTCTATGCAATGGGAATATTAGGGATATAAGGGTAGATTTCGCATGTCCCCTAGGAGCAACAACTGCTAATTTCTCACCTTCATTTAAATTAATAAGGGTATCTATGACTTCTTTATGGAAAGGAGGTGATTCGCACCTAACATGGTAGTGCATAGGCTGCTTCTCATCTCCAAGTATAATCTTAGCAAAGAAAAATACGTCTAAATACATTCTTCTTACTATTTCACGCTTTTCTTCTTTTGTAAGATTATAATCTATCATGATTTAGCGTTCATGCTAGAACCTACATTGTGATATAATGCTAGTTCCAATACGTTTAATTCGGTCATTAAAGAATCAATGACATCTAATACATCATCTTCTAGCTCATAACAAGAGCTTCCTACATATAAATTACCGCTTTCCACGTCTAGGCTTACTTCTATCTCCTTCTCTGGGTGATTGTTGCTTGTTAATTCCATTTATTTCTCCTTGTTCAAGGAATTTATCTATTTCGTCTGCTGACAGCATTTTCCTAGCAACAGCTAATAGCTTTTTGTCTCCGTCTTCTAGCTGAATCATTGTACTACCTTCGAGCGACTCAACCTTCTTATCATCATGGCCACGTAATGTGCTTACTCTATTTAAAGCATTTAAGCGAACATTTGGTGGTATTTTCTTATTATCGATAAATTCTTTGTATTCCGCCGCAATATAATCATCATCTAGGCCAACATTCTCTAATCTATCTTTCATTAACTCGCTCATCATCCTCCTAACGCTTTTCTTTGTTAATATTCTTCTTGCTCGTTTTAACGATGTGTTTGGATTATTATCTTCATATACAGTTTGATATGTGTCGATAAGGCTTTCCTTCGTAAAATCGTTTTGTTTGTCTAATTTGCCATGTTTAGCAAGCTTACGAGCAAAATCTGCTTGTAGTGAAGTAGGCTTTAGGTCACGAACAAGATTGTATTCAAACATATTATCATAATTATAATCTGGGTATTGATGCGCATATATATGTTTTTTATAGCATGGCACTTCTCCGTACCCAATTCTAATAATATCTACAGGCTTGCGACCTTTTTTATTTTCAGTCCTTCTACCTATAACTTGTAGAACTTTCTCATCGCACGTTTCTACCCAATCATCAACTTGGGCTTCTCGCCACTTTTTTATCGGGTTTATTCCTAATTCTTCTGCTTCTTCTAAGGAATATACATTAAATGTTTTATTTCTACATTTTACTTCCACATATTAATATACACAAAATTCTTGGAACTTAATAGATAATTATGTTAAGTTACTAGTGCGCTGTATGGGTTGGTTCAATACTTTTAGCATACAGTCTTTAAAAGCCGCTACTAAAAGGGGATGAAACAAAGCGGATTACCAGGTCGAAGGCAGTCAAGGTAGTTTCACTGTGTATATACAATAATGAAAACTGTCCATTACTACTAAATATACTTAAGTAGTATATCCTAAAGCGATAAACATGGCTCCAGGCACATGAAAAGGAAAAGAGACGCGTCCTTACTTATAATAAGGGGTAAGGATGTCTCTATCCAATTTAAGCTCAAACATCCACCAGACACATACGAAAAGTATAGTATTTTAAATAAAACTCCGCTGGGGGGCTAGGTAATACATCCCTTTGTCAAATGTAGTATAAAATAATATTTAGCCCCCTCTCTCCTAATAATCAAATGCAAGTCCCAAACAACTAGCAACTCGTTGAGTACCTCTTTTCAAAAATAGTGTAAAAAATGGATGGTGGGCAATATATATAGGACCACCCCCCTCGATGCTCCGTTCGCGTACGGGAACCACGTTGAGTTCGCGTTTGCAATCTCTCGTCGAGAACCTCCTACGCGTGTACGTGCCTATTTATTGTCAAATATTCCTTAATTATTTTAATGTATTACAAATAAGTGTTGCAATTGGTAGGGCTAGTGTCTTAACGTATGGTAGCCAAGAAATACGGCTAACGCTTTTTGACATAGACCAACACAATTGAAGGTTATTTCTATTGAATAGATTTAATTGGATAAATGAGTAGTGAGAAATTATTGTTTCGTGTGTAGTGGATAAGGCTAGGCTTTATAACTATACGAAATAGAAGGTTTAGAGTATATCTCAAAACTGTATCACCACTCACCAAGGATAGAAAAAACGTAGTAGATTTGAGGCACGTTCGGAGGGAAACCGAGCTAAAGGGTATTTAAAATATCCGAGAGGGGTTCTTTTTGATGGACACTATGACAAATTAAATATAATACACAACGTGCAATTATATAAACTTAGCCTTTGAAACCTAGTTTTTGAGGGTGGCGTTTAAGTGGGTTATTGATAACAACGACTAAGAACATACACCTAGTAATAAACGGAATATTTATATTCTAGGGTTGTTTTATGAGGGTTCGACTCCTTCTCTAGGTGCTAACCAAACGAGGGCAAATAATGAAGCTAATTATAAAAGAAAAAAACAATCAAGTTCTATGCAGAACTAACTTGGATGACATAGAATTGATAGCAAGTAAAATTAAAAAAGATGTTTGGAACTCTAACGTATTAAGATACAATAAAAACACAAAGCCATTTTGGACTGATATTATAAAAAAAGATATTGAACAAATTAGTATTTATGAGGGATATGACGTGTATGTGGATGAATACAGCCAATTTCCAACAATTTGGATTTCTGGAGATGATGGATTGTTAGAGTTAAGAATAGTAGATATAAAAGAAATTAATCAAATATAAATAATAAATAGGAGAATAGAAAAATGGATAAAGAAATAGAAGAATTATACGATTATTTAACAGAGTTACAGATAGCAACAGAAGATGAAATATCTCTTGTTTGCTCAATAAATGGGACTAATTTAGATAGCTTAGAATCTATATTGTATAGCCGTACCGGATATAGAAGCTTAGAACAAATTACAGAAATGGAGGAAGAATAAAATGAAATATTTAGCATTAACTGATAAAGGTAATTTAAGAGATTTAGGTGATTGTGGAGATATTGTATGTGCGAACGAAATAGCAGATGAATATATATTGGGCGAAAAATCAATATTTGTTGCAGATGTTAATTATTGGAATCTATTACAAAATCATATTAATAAAAATTATAAATGGAGATAAATAAAATGAAAGTCAAAACAATAGAAAATTTCAAAGGTTATAAAATATTCTCAATGAAACGAGATGGTGAAACAACTTATTTTAGATGCTCTAATCATTGTGTTTCAAATGGGTATGATGTAGATGAAATGATTCATGATAAAGAATTTGATTTTTTTGAATTGGAAGCTCATTGTTTTTGGGTACCAACTATAAAAGAATGCAAATTAGCTTTAGAAGCTTGGGCAGATTAATTAATAAATAAATAGGAGATAAATAAAATGAAAGTAGAATTAAACAACCTAGAAAAAATGGATAAATATAAAGAGAATTTATTGGTAAGTGATGATAATATATTCAGCTATTTAACCAACGTAGCACAGATAGACCACGAAAATAGAAGAATCATAGTAAAAAAATGGTATTCTGTAACAACAAGTAAACATATAAATTACGTAGCTAATGAGTACGGCTACACAAAAGAAGAGAGGTTTTAAGATGAAAAAGAAATTGATTAATATTGATAGCTTAGAGGGAATGAAAAAAGCTGAAATGTATCAAAATAAAGGATGGACTTGTATATATAACGGGTTTTTTAATCCAAATGTAACAATGGTCAGAGGAACTGAAAAAGAAATTGAAAAATATAGGAGATTATATCAATGAACTTAGCTAAAAAGATATGGAATAACGTTACAATAGCCAAAAACGGCAGAATTAAGAAAGAATATGGTTTTGTAGACTATGAACATTGGGATAAAGTAAAACAAGCTAAAAAAGAGAATTTAATAAAAGGGAGAAAATAAAATGGAGATAGCGTGGTCAGAATCAGAGATAGATGTCATCTGTATGTATTATGGAATATACAATTTTGAAGAAGATGAAAATATTCTTACATACCAAGAAAGAGCAATATTAGTACAAAAGTTCGAGGATGAGTGGAATACTAAAATCGATAAGGTAGTCAATAAGATTGAAGCAGAAAAAACAAAAATGGAATGTTTATATAGGAAGAGTGTTAATAAACTAAAAAGAGGACTAGCAAAATGATAAAACATCTAGATAGTGGATATATAGAAATACATTGCGATAAATGCAATGATGAGTTATGCGATAGTGAGGTAATTTATATTAGAAAAAATATTCATGCTGATTATTGCGAAGATTGTTTTATAGAATATAAAGAAAAAAAAGGCAACAAAATAAGTGATAATAAGGAATTTAACAACAAATACTACGAATCATTTGATTGGTTTTGGGATAAAAAGTAACTATTTCTCCTCTATAAAGTAGAAATGTGTTGCATTTAAGTATTATAGTATTGTAATATGTATTGCAGTTAAAATGACAAAGGAGTTAAAAATGAAATATATTAAAAATCACGGCGGTAGAGAAAAGTATTACCCCACTAAGCTAAAAAAAGACAGAGCAAGTGATTGTGTTGTTAGAGCGATAGCAATAGCAACCGAACAAGATTATCTAGAAGTGAGAGATGGTTTGTTTGAGGTAGCGAAAGAGATTGGGTTTATGCCTAACGACAGAAAGACCTATCGGTTGTATTTAGAAAGTAAAGGTTGGACAAGGAAATCGCCACTTAAAAATGGTAACAAAAAATATAAAGTCAAAAACATCGCTAAATTTTTTCAAGGGCAAAATGTTATTATCCACACTTGTAAACATTTAACAACATTGGTAGACGGCAACTTAAACGACACTTGGGATTGCAGAGAGTGGAAAGCTAACAGCTATTGGGTAAAAAGTAAATGAGTATATGGAGAAGAGTTGCATATTGGAGGAAGAAATATAATTCCACTCCTAATGGTTGGGCAGTAGCTTCACTGATTGGCTCTGAATATGAATCAGAACAATCAAAACAAAGTAAATCTTACAGAAAGGAGAAAAGTAAATGAATAGGCAAGAAATAGCAGATGAAATGACGAATATCGAGAACATACTAACTGGAGATGGGCAAGAAGAGTATTTAAAGTTACTAGATAAATTTATTGGTTTATATGACCAATTAAGGGGTTTAGATAATGACAATACAAGGAATATTGCAATAAGATGTGTTGATGAAATGTTTGAACACAACTTACTAGATTCTAAATATTATGAACAAGATGATGAATTTATTTTGCAAGATATAATACATAGCCAAATAAATAAAGCATTAAAAATAAAAGGAGAAAAGTAAATGAGTAGGCGAAAATGTTGTAGATGCGATGATACTAATCTTAGTATGGCTCTACACGACTATAATGGGAATTTTGAAAGAGGTTGGTGCGAAGAATGTTGGGATAATGTAATTGAAGAACAAAAAATGGAGGAAAGCAAATGAGTATTATAGTTGAAGTAACTAAAGATGATATAAGGCAAGGAACAAGAAAAGACCCGTGTAATTGCCCAATCGCACTAGCATTAAGACGTGCAATAAAGAGTGAAATAGAAGATATGACTAGTATAGAACTCGATGACATAGATGTTGAGGTTGATTATGATGAAATACGTTATTGGAATCACGATAAAAGCGATGATGAGTATAGCTTATTTCCAGTAGATGATGAGGATTGGTATGGAATCAAGAACTTTATGGAAAACTTTGATTTGGGCAATAATGTAGAGCCTTTCAATGTAGAACTAAAATATAACTAGGAGGTAAATATGTTTGACTTAGATAAAGAAATAAAAAACATAAAGAAAAATCAAGAGAAAGAACTAGAAAAAAGAAAAAATAAAAACATATCAACGAATGCTCTAGAAAATGCTCTTGGTATAGCATTAATGAAATTAGCAATGAGAGATGAGGAGAAGAAGTGAGAGCAACAGAATATATAGACTATATAACACGAAAAGACCTGCATTTAGGAAAGAATCTTAAAGTAGATGACTACACACACATAACAATAAAAATGGTCCATAAAAGACAACGTTATGAATACCAAAAACAAAGGAGAAACAATGAAAAAAGAAACACAAAAGGATAGAGTTTCAAAATGGTTAAAGTCTGGTAAAACATTAACACCTTTAGAGGCTCTAAAAAATGATATGGGAATGAGGCTTGGTGCAATTATACACACATTAAGGCACGAAGACGATATGAACATTGTAAACCTAAACAAACAAGGCAAAGAAAGGTATGCCGAGTACAAACTAAATGGGTAAGCGAAAGCATATCTCATATCTTAGGGATATGGTAAGATATTGGAAGAAAAAAGCGAAATCTAGTAATTCATATACTAAGACTTGGGCAGAGGGAATGTATGAAACATTTAGAGAGAAACTAGAAAAGGAGAAAAACAAATGAGTAATAATGATTATCAATACACATCTAAACTAAATACGGGCAGATACGAGGTCTTAGAAGACGAGGATTTATTTGAAGACGGCGAGTTAAAAGATGACCAAGTATACAACAAAGTAATCAACCACGTATTCTATATAGGCGATTGGATAGTAATGAGGAGGGTAGATTAATGAGTAGAAAACCAGATTATGAGAAAATGAAGCAAATGGTTGCACGGCGAGAGGCAGAAAACATGTCTATAAGTCAAATAGAAAGTATTCTATACTATGGACTAAACGGATATAAATATGATAGCGATGCAGATATAGTGGAGATTTTTCTTCAAATATATGATGCAAAGGATATTCCTAAAGTTAAAATAGAGGAGGAGTAATGGAAGATAATTTTATAGTCCTACCAATTTACTATCAAATAAATGGTAAGTATGATTTTGACGAAATGGCTAATGAGTTAGAAAGTAGAATATTAGCTTCATTAGGGAATAAAGTTAAAATAATTATAAAGGAAAAGGAGGAGTGATGTATAAAAAAGAAAGCATTGCAGATTTGCCTATAAAAATAGACCTTAGAACAGATTGGGAAAGGTTATTTGATATACTTCAAGCACTTAATCCAGAATCAGATAAGTTTGAGATTAAAGAAAATATTTCAGATTCTGAAGATAGGTGGGAAGATATTTGTTATTACATGAGCGTAATTAAACCAGAGGAGGAGTGATGAAAGAATACAGCATTAAAGTCAATCTATCCGAAGAAGATATATATGACTTGCAAAGAGGTAGGGAGTTTAATTGGAATTTTCCAACAGAAGAAGATGACAATGTAATTATTAAAATAAACTTATTTCAAGGCGAAGATATAGATGAAGAAGAGCCAAGTATCGAAGATATATTAAAAGATAGGGATGATGCAATGAATCGTTTTACTGACAAGTTAAATAAAAAGGAGAAATAAATGGGGCAAGTAAAGGGAATTATAGAGGATTTTTTACATGTGGTAAACAATGAACAAAGAGATAAATATAGGGACAAAAAATGGGATTGGAATAATTTACCACACTTTGAAAAAATGTTAGAAGTAATGAGGGAAAGCAAAACACAAGGAGAGAAATAATGCCGAAACAAAAAAAATCAAGAATAAAAAAAGCTGAAGACAGGATATTAGCAATGGAAAAGATGATTGTTAACGAACTTCAAAGAGTTGGTCATCATGTAAATCTAACGATGAACACTATAAATGAGTACATTATGTACAACGGAGATATAGAGGGGTTTGAGGAGCATATTAAAAAGATAACAGAAAACAACAAGAAAAAAGCTGAGAAAAAACTTGACAAGAAGGAGGAGGAATGATAAATTATCACACTAATCTACAAGGGGATGTGCAATGAAAATAAACACTACATTAAGAATAGATAGTAATGCTATAGAGTATTACAAAGATAAATATAAAACCAATCATGCAGGATGTGTACGTGCAGTAGAGGTATTTCCCTTTATAAGAGAGGAATCTTTAAAGCTACTTGAGGGCAAATTCAACGATACGGAACTTATCTTTCTTGAAAAAGCTAGTCCTAACTATAAGATATCCTCTAAAGACTTAGCATCAAGGAGGCATTGGGAAGCAGAAATAGGAGATTATTATGAAAGTTCTTATGATACATCTGTGAATTTTGCTGAACTTATTGAAAAGATAAGAAAACTATCACCATTTGATAGGTTTGTTTTAAGAGAGATGATGTGGACATAATTAGGTAAATGTGATGTTTACCTCGTCGAAAAGAGAATGGGAGTCAGTAGCTGGTCACAATGGGAATATGCTACATTAAACAGGTAGAGCTGATGGCTTCCATGCTCAAAACTAAGGAGAGGAAATGAAATACTATAAACACGTAACACTAAGAAGTACATCTGGAAATAAAATTAATCTACCTAAAGAGGCTTGGTCTAAATTAGGTTGGAAGTTAAATGATAAGCTTAAAATATCATTTGGATTTGGTGGACCTTATGATGGTGCTAACCCATCAATTTTGTATATTGAAAAAGCAGATGACTAGTAAATAAATGAGTTCTCTAATAATATTCAGCATAATGATTGAAGCATATACTTATATGACATTATCATCATTGTTGGATGAAGCTTGGAATTGTGCAAATCCCAGACCATATCCTAAAAAGAAGTATGAGATATGTCAATGGGATGAATCTGATTTAAAACTTCACGAGGGAGAATGGTTCTTAAGACCAAGAGATATGCATGACAATGTATTTGAAAGTAAGGCTAGAAAAGCGTATTGGAAGAAGCGTGGATACGATAATACTAAAATAAGGTTTAAATAAAAAGGAGGTAAAATGAGAGTAAAGCTTGGATGTCAAATGAGATGCAGTAAATGTGGTGAACTTTTTAAAGAAGATGGGAGTGATTGTATTGTAGCATGGAGCGAAAATTACGGAAAAGACGATAGGGAAATTAATAGACCTATGGTGCTACTTCATGCAGAATGGTCAAAAGGGTGTGACAATGATAAAGAAAAATATCCTTTCTGGTCAAATTATTCGCATTTAGAAAGAAAAGTTAGAACGAAGTGGACTGGGATGTCAAAAAAAGAATTGCGAGAAATAAGTCGCAACACACCAGAGATTAAATAATATGAAATGTTGGCATTGTAAAAGCGAAGTGATATGGGGTGGAGACCACAGCTATGAAGATTATGGTATGGAAGGAGAAGGGATTGTTAGTAATTTAAGTTGCAGTAGTTGTAATGCATTTTATTTATGTTATATAGGAGAAGAAAATGAAGAAAAAGAAGGTGACGTTAGCTAAATTCTCAGAAGAAAGAAGGATGAGTGCTATAAAATCATGTCGAAAAAACAAGAAGAAGAACAATAAAAAAAGCAATCTTACTCCTCATCAGATTAAAATAAAAAAAATTAAAGAGGCATCTAATGGTTGTTGGTGGGTTGAAGCCTACCTACATGATAGATGTATGGTCAAGAAAGACAAATAAAAAGGAGTAAAAATGAAAAATGCCACACTACCTAGTTCTATTAGGTCAATAATGAAAGAGTTGAAGAAGGCAGTATCTGGAATTGGAGCTAAACCTAAAAGGAAAATAAGGAAAAAAAAGAATGCTAAGAAATAAGAGACTTATAAATGAGCTCGTTAGGATGTACGATAATCTTCTTGCTATAGGCGAGAAGAATGTAGGTAAAAAAGTTAAAATGGGAGATTATGGTACTTGGACACCTAGCGAAAAAGGTCTTGCAACTATAAAGTCGAGAAGAGATAAGATATACTATGGCAAATGATATGTCATCGAATGTAAAGGCTGAAAATGTAAAACACACTAAAAGGTGTTATTCATGTGATAAATACAAAACGAATCACCAGTTTTACCATTGGCACAGCCTGTTTAGTGATAAATATCTAGGCTTAATATGTACTGACTGCTCTTATAAGGAGGCTTTCGGAAGTAAATACAAACAAAACAAAAAGTATAAAACATGGAAGGAGAAAAACAATGGCTGAACAACAAAAAGATATGTCTGGAGTTCTTTTTAAGAACGACAAAGGTGACAACGAAAAGAGACCAGACTATACTGGAAAGGCTAGTATTGGCGGGACTGAGTATTATATCTCAGCATGGATAAATGAGTCTAAAAAGGGAACTAAGTATTTTGGATTATCATTTAATCTACCTAAAGAAAATACTACTAGTCAAAAAGCAACAACGACTGACGATATTCCATTTTAATATTGTCCCGTACAATGGGTGAAATCTTACTCCTTAGCTAAGTCAGTAGCCCATTTAATTTTAACAACAAGGAGAGAAACATGACAAAGAAAGATAATGCTTTTAGCACACTTAATCAAATCAACGTGTCTAAATATGTAGAGAAAAAGGGGAACTTTAGTTACTTGAGTTGGAGTTTTGCTGTTCAAGAACTATTAAAGGTTTGCCCTAATGCGACATGGGATGTACATACTTTTAAAACGCCAGAAGGTATCGACCAACCATACATGAAAACAGAGACTGGTTATTTTGTACAAGTAACAGTTGATGTTGATGGAGTAAAAAGAACTCAAGTTCACCCAGTATTAGACAATAGGAACAGCCCTATAATTAAACCTAACGCTTTTCATATTAATACATCAATACAAAGATGTTTAGCGAAAGCAATTGCCTTGCATGGCTTAGGTTTATATATCTATGCGGGAGAAGACCTTCCAGAGGTTATGTCTAATCCTAGCCAGATTAAAAGGATAAGAGAGATGCTTGAATCAGATAAATGCACATTAAGTCCAGATGAAAAGGATAATGCATTGTCTTATATTGAAAAAGATATAACATATAATCAAGCACAAGCTTTATATAAAAAGCTAGAAACTAAAATGGGTTCATAATGGCTAAACTTGAGACAAATTATTATGCAATAATACCTGCAGAGGTGAGATACGACAATAGACTATCATCTTCTCAGAAGCTTTTATATGCTGAGATTACTGCTCTATCTAATCAAAGTGGGTATTGTTGGGCATCAAACAAATACTTTTCTGACCTTTATGATGTAAGTAAGAACACAATATCAACTTGGATGTCTGGTTTATGCAAATATGGATATGTCAGAGTGGATGTAAATAGGTCTAAAGGAAATCTGAGAAAGGTATATTTGAAAAACAAGATACCTATAACGAAAAATCGTAATACCTATAACGAAAAATCGTTACATAATAATAAAAAGAATAATAAAAGTAATATTAAATATAATAAAACTATTACTTACATACATAACAAATGGAATGAAGTATTTGAAAATTCGACTGTGCCTAAAGTTATGAGTATCAAAGGAGCAAGGCTTAATAGCTTAATATCTAGAATAAAAGAAAACTCAGAACATTCATTTTGGGATGATTATATACAAAAGATTAATGAATCTGACTTTCTTTCTGGAAGAAGCGATGAGTGGAGTGCTACCTTTGATTGGGTTATACAACCTAAAAACATGATGAAGGTATTGGAAGGAAACTATAGTAATACTCAAAATCAGAGCGATTGGCTCAATAAACTAAAAAAATACGGGTAAATAAATATGACTAAGATTGAAATAATAAGTGAGCTGTTTCTAGATTTTAATAGAGACCCTTACAAAAACAAACCTTTAGTAGAACACTATGTTAAAAGGCTCTACGAATGCGATATAACGCTCTTAACTAGGGCAATTAAGGAACTAACCAATGAAAGGGACACATTACCTAGGTGCAAAGAAATTCTTGCTAAATATGGTAGTTTTGAAAGTAAAGTTGAAAGCTATAGAAACAATGAAAACTGTGAATTGTGCGGAGATACTGGAGTTATACTTGGTGTTTTTATTGGTAAAACTGTAGTTACTTCCTTAAATTACTTACCAGAAGGTGAATATTGCTATACTTCTGTTACTGGTAGATGTAGTTGTGATGCTAGTAAAAACTGGTCTCCAAATTTGCCAGATGCTAGTCCATTAAGTTGTATTAGAGAATATTCTAAGAGTGAGAAGTTGGACTGCTCAATGGGAGCAAGTTTACTTTGTACTGAAATAAATAAAAGGAGTAGAAGTTGCGAAAAGGCACCAATAAACAATATCTCTCGGTCGACCCTGGAATTAAAGGAGGAGTTGCCCTTTTAGATGGAAATATATTAGAGGCTTATAAATGTCCTCCTACTGTTAAAGAAATGGCTTCTCTGATATCTGATATTTCTACTAAGAATACAATAGCTATTATTGAAGCGGTTCATAGCTTTCCAGGACAAGGTGTTGCGAGTACGTTCAAGTTTGGAAATAACTATGGTCAATGGCAAGGAATCCTTTCCGCTTTAAAAATTCCTTACATACTCGTTTCACCTCAAAAATGGATGAAGATGTATCAACCTCTACCTAAGAATAAGACAGAAAGGAAAAGAAGGTTAAAAGAGATTGCATTAGAATATCACCCAGATATAAAAGTGACCCTAGACACATCTGATGCCATAGTTATGGCTTATTATTTAAAAGAAACAAATGAAAACCTATAGCATTAAATATAATGGAGGATTGTGCAATGATAATTACTGCATATAATATGGAATATCCAGATAGTATAAACATTCCTAGAAATTATTGGAGTCAATTCCCCTTTGCTTATAAACAAAAAAACGGAGAAACATATGTCACAAGAATATATATTTCAACTGGAAACAGAAAAAAATATGTTGGCTGATTCATTCTCTAAGACGAACAAGAAGCTTATTATAGCATTAGAAGCACTAGAGGCTATAAATGATTCTGGTCGAACTGATATAGCTTTAAAGGCTATTAAAGAGATAAAAAATATAGATTACTTCGATAATTTTTAATCATTAGAAGTATCTAGTTTTTCAATCAGAATATCACCTAACCCTAATTGGAATAGAGCGTTAGCCAAAACACATACCTCTGTTTCGTTCAACCCTAAATCAACACTCGACTCAATAGCATGTATTACTTCATGCACTAAAGACTCTTTTTTCTTACTATTACTACAGTTAGATTCTATTTCAATGACTTGATTTGCGGAGTGGATTCTACCCCAAGCATGTCGGTCACCACCTGCATCTGTTAAGTTATCTACGAACTTAACCTTATAGTAATGACCGCATATCTTTAAATAGTTCTCCAAGAGGATTACAACTTTTCTTTTAAGACTTCCTTTAATAAGCCTTCTACAGCATCGTATAAAGCATTTAAATGTTTCTCTTCTGTTTTTTCAGAAATAAAAGGAATGTCTATATTCTCATTTAACTTATCGACCAACTTCTTTTGTAGCTCATCGTCAAATATCTTTTCAATAATAACATCTTTATGTTCGCTAATTAAACTTTCAAAAAACTTCATTATACTTCTCCTTAATCTGTACCTTCGTACTGTTTTATTTTAGAACTACATTTATCACACACAATATATGTTTTAGGAGAATGAGATTTTTTCTTCAGCTTCTTAACATCTTTATCTATCTCTTCGACCTTTTTAATAACTCCATCCATCTTATTATCCAATTCGTTTTTCTTAAATACATAATCAAAAACTTGGGATATTTTTTTAATATTCTTTGGAGTCAGAAATTTCAGTAAATATAAAGGGAGCATTAATAGTCCCTATCTCGTCTCTTTTTAACAAACTTATCTTTAAGACCATTTCCGCTTAAACTGGACAAAATTTCTACAATGGCATGATAACTAGCTTTAATCTCTTTTTGTTCCATTAAAGACTGTTTTTGGGCATCTATAAGCTTTATAGTAATAGCTTCTAGTCGATTAAAAGATTCTTCTAGCTCTTCCATTAGTGTATGCTGTATAAATTGATTCTGTTTCCATATAAAATACCCGAACGCTATTGCGACAGTTAAAGGTATTCCATATTGGTCTAGTATTGACAAGACATCCATTCTTAATCATCATCCTTTATATACGTGCATAGTATGTATAAATATATTATAAATGTAAAAAAAAATGCTAGTGTTGCTATTGATTCAATCATCCTCTTATAAGTTCTCCCCAAAGAGATGTTTTTCCATCTATTATCTGTATAATATGCACTGTAAATTGTCCTTTTTCATAATAATCAACTATAGCGAATGCATGTGCCCAGTTTATTCTTCTATTATCTAGCCATTCATTACTGTCTGGACCCATATCTTTTAAACATCCTATACTCCAAGCAGACTTAGGACCATCCATGTGTGTAGCACTCATTTGCTGTAAATCGTGCCAATGTCCATACATAACATTACAACCTAGCTTCCTAAGATGATTAGATGTGTGGTACTGACCTCCATATTGGTGTCCATGATAAAAATAAAGTTTTCCTATCTTAAGATGCTTACCAAAAGGATAGTACACATATCCTCTATCACGAAGATTAACGGCATTCTTGAATTTATACTGTGGAATATATGGATATTTTTCAACAGCCATATTAAGCCAGTTGTCATGATTGCCTTCGGTAATATATTTCTGTGTACAATTAACTTTATCAAGAGATTCGTCTATCCAGTCCATTCCTGCATTTACTTCATTAACATCTTGTTCCATTTCTGGAATCATAAATTCTAAAGGTGGAGCTTTCTTACGCTTGTATTTCCAAGCACTAAAAGCTGACCATTCTCCAACATCTCCCAAGTCTATATATATATCGGGCTTTACTATCTCTATTGTTTTCTTTAAAACACTTATTGCATCAATGTCGTGCAATGGAAAGTGCTTGTCTGGAGTAACGATTGCTCGTTTAACTACGCCTTTATCTTTCTTTTTTCTTCCGATAATTTACCAAATTTAGTTTTCAATGAATAAGTTTTCTATTCTTTTAAACCCTTCATCTATTTTAGTTTCTATTTTACCTATGTCTATCTTGTTTTGATTAACTTCTCTAGATATCGATTTAATTGATTCCGTATTTTCAAAAGTTTCCTTTTCAACATATTCTATTCTGTGAGATGTAGCTCCTTGAGTAAAAAATACAGTTCCTCCAATTGTTGCTATTGTTATGAGAGTTCCAACTGAAATCTTTTTATCTATCATCACGCCAACCCCTTTATAATATCACTTAATCTTTTTGCTCTGTTAGGTGTTTGTTTTGCCCATTTTGAATCTAACATCTCTATAGATGCCCATTCATAATCTCTTTCTTCTAATGCTTCAAGAAACCTTTTAAATTTAGATACACCCGAAACACCCATTTGGTAAACCATTTCATATACAACATGCTGTGCTTCTACTGGTAGTTCAGTTATAAATACAAATTTATTATTTACGCTTTCTATTAAATCTTCAAGTTTTCTGTCTAATATCATATCACATACATCCTCTTCTAGAACAAGGTCTTTTACGGCAAATCCATACCCTATGGTGTCTATGCCAAGAGTATCTTTGTAGACTTTAGCCCTATATCCCTCGGAAAGCTTGATTGAATCTATTAATTTGCTCATTTATTCTCCTGTAAAGGTTGAACTTTTTGCTAATGTCTGAGCTTCAGACTTTGTTAATACACTAAAGTTTGGATATGCAACGCCTGAACCTAGTGCTATTAATTCTGATAATACACCATCCTTCATAGACCATTCACCCTTAATAATGCAATAAGAATCATCATGTGAATATTTTGGTACACCTACTTTACCTGTAAAGATTATATCGTTCCATGTAGGAGATGATTTATATGTTTCAGTACCATCTTCTGCTACTGATTCTACTATTGGATATAGTGCTTTAATTTTAGTCCCAACAGCACTATCATATGCACTGCTAGGTAAACAAAAATACATTTCATAATGTGCCATTATCTGTGACTCCTTTTACCTGCGTTATAATTTCTTAATACCTCTGCTGCACTCAATTCATCATGATATATACAAACATCATCAATTTCTCCATCAAATGTATCTGCAGCATCATATGCACCTATATACCTATA